GCTCACGCTAGGAATGCACTCGCTCGCGCTCCGCAGTCGCCCTTCGGCAAGCAGGCCATGAGCAAGATCCTGGCCGCATGCCGCAAGTTCGGGGTCACGGTCTCCGGCGACAACCGCGCCGCGTTCGGCGAGCTGCCCCCGGACGGCATGCCCGAGCGCCGCTTCACCCGGTTCCCGCCCGAGGTGCGCCAGGAGGCCGAGCACGGCCCGCAGTTCATCTACGGCTACGCGGCGGCGTTCGGCAAGCTGAGCCGCAAGCTGGGCGGCTTCGTGGAGCAGGTGGACCCGACCGCGTTCAACGAGACCAAGACCCTCGGCTGGCCCGACGTGGTCTGCAGGTACAACCACAAGGACGACGCCCTGCTGGGTACCACGCACGCCGGCACGCTGCGGCTGGCCACTGACCAGACCGGGCTCGCCTATGAGGTCAATCCGCCGCACGCCCGCGCCGACGTCCTCGAATACGTGACCCGCGGCGACGTGCGGCACAGCTCGTTCGCGTTCCGGGTGTTCCCCGGCGGCGACGAGTGGGGCGTGTCGGAGTTCAACTACCCGATGCGCACGTTGCTGTCGGTGCAGCTGGTAGACGTGGCGCCCGTGTTGGACCCGGCCTACCCGGATGCCACCGCCGGCGCCCGCGCGCTCAACGGCGCAGTCCAGAGCCTCGCCGACTGGGTGCAGGCCGACGTGGAGGAGGTCCGCAGCAGGCTCAACGAAGGCCGGGCGATGGAGTTCTTCAAGCGCTACCGCGACATCGACGGCGGCAGGCCGAAGCCTGACCAGCGCGTCCGGCCGCCCAAGAAGCCGGTACTGACCGGTGCCCAGGCCCTGCTCACCCTGCAGGCCAACATGGAAGACCCCTGGGTGGACGAGGAGTAACAACCACGCAGTAACCAGTGCAAGCGCGCTGAGGCCGTAGCTGATCAACGGACGGAGCGAGCGCAGGTGCAGAAGGCAACCAACGCGAAAGGGAAAGAAAATGCCTTCTGAAGTCGCAAAGCGTCTGAGGGATCGGCGCCTCCAGGTATGGGAGGAGGCCAAGGGCATCGCCGAATCCGCCGCATCCGAGAACCGCGCCCTCACCGATGAGGAGCAGGGCAAGTGGGACGCGATGCAGGAGGAGATGCAGAAGCTTGACGTCCGGATCAAGGCGGTCCTGGACACCGAGAAGCGGGCCAAGGAAGCCGACGACGCGTTCGACGCGCTGTCCGGCCGCAAGCCCGCTGAGGGCCAGGCCGCCCGCACCGCCGGCGGGTCCAAGATGCTGGACGAGGTCCGCAAGTGGGCGCGCGGAGACGAGGGCGCCGGACGTGCCCTGGAGATCCGCCGCGCACCCGAGCTCGGCCCGATCAACTACCGCGTCCTGACTGCTGGGACGGGCGGTTCCGCTAGCAGTATCGTGCCGATCGATTTCTACGACATGCTCATCGCACACCTGATCGAAGTTTCGGGTGTCATGCAGTGCGGACCGACCGTGCTCAACACCGGAGGCGGCGAGACGCTGCAGGTGCCGAAGACGACCGCGCACTCCACCGCGGCCTCCGCGGCCCAGGCAGGCACGCTCCCGACGTCGGACCCGACGTTCGGCATGCAGCCGTTGTCGGCCTTCAAGTACGGCATCATGCTCCAGGTCGCCCGCGAGCTCATTGACGACACGGCCGTCGATCTCCTCGGGTACCTGGCCATGCAGGCGGGACGCGCGCTGGGCAATGCCTTCGGCAACGACCTGGTCAACGGGACTGGCACCGGCCAGCCGGCCGGCCTGGTCAGCACCGCGACGGTCGGCGTGACCGGCTCGGTGACCGGCGTGGCCGGCGCGCCCAGCTACGCCAACCTGGTCGACCTGGAGTACAGCGTAATAGCTCCATACCGACAATCAAGGTCGTGTTACTGGCTGGCCGCGGACAAGACCATCGGCGGGTTCAGGAAAATTACCGACACGGTCGGCAGGCCGATCTGGGAACCGTCCGCGGTCCTCGGGTCTCCCGACCTGCTGCTCGGCAAGCCCCTGGTCGCCGACCCGTTCATGCCCGCCATGGCGACCGGGTCCAAGTCCATCGCGTTCGGCGACTTCAGCCAGTACTTCGTGAGGCTGGTGGGAGGCGTGAGGTTCGAGCGTTCGGACGACTTCGCCTTCGGTTCGGACCTTGTGACCTTCCGTGCTATACTTAGAGGAGATGGTACCCTCGTGGACCGCACGGGCGCGATCAAGATGTACCAGGGCGCAGCTACCTGACCTGCGGAAATGCGGCTACGCATGCAGGCGTCACCGGCAAGCCCAGGCTCTGGCTGCAGGACGATGAGCGCATGCTGTAACCGCACTACTTCCACGGAACGTCACAAGGTTTGTTACACGATGAGTAGCTGGTATACTGGGAGAACGGACGGTAAGCCCACCGCCCGCTCTCAGCCAGGACCCTGTATAGGAGGGTGCCAGCTATGCCAGAGACTACGCGCACGTGCTCATTCGAGGGTTGCGAGAAACCTCGCTACTCACGGGATTACTGCACAGCGCACTACCGGCAGGCTCTCAACGGCAAGCCGCTCAAGCCGCTCCGGCCGTATGTCAGGCGCGGACCTGAATGCCTCGCGGACGGATGCACGGCTAAACCGCATTCGCACGGATACTGCAAGGTCCACTGGCAGCGGCTGTCCCGTTACGGCCGCCTGGAGCGCGTCAAGACGCAGTACGAGCCAGGGACGACTTGCTCCGTCGATGGCTGCGAGTCCCCCGTGAAGGCCGCAGGGTACTGCGACGTGCACTACATGCGCGTCCGGCGCAACGGAGAGCCCGGCACAGCAGCTTCCCAGGCAGGACTGCGACGCCGGAGCCAGTACGAGGGACTGGAGTGCGCGGTCGAAGGATGCACCAGGCCGGTAAAGTGCCTGACCTGGTGCAATATGCACTACCAGCGTTGGAAGCGCACCGGAGACCCGGCCGGGAAGTGGGGCGCTAACCCGCGGCAGAGCCAGGGATACACCACATCAGACGGCTATCGGATGGCACCCGACCGGCGAAACGGCCGTCCTGTCCTTGAGCACCGGCTGGTCATGGAGCAGGTGATCGGCCGCCCGCTGCACCGGCACGAGGAGCCGCACCACAAGAACGGCATCCGGGACGACAACGATCCGGGGAACCTGGAACTCTGGGTGAAGTGGCGTCAGCCGAACGGCCAGCGGCTGTCCGACCTGATCGAGTTCGTCGTGACGTACTACCCCGACGAGGTACGAACCGCTCTGGAGGCGACGTAGCAAGCAGCCCCGGCCCGCGCAGCGAGTGGCCGCCCGCGCGGGCCGGGGAGCCAGGAAAGCGAGGCTAGCATGCGCTCGGTCACGATGATCGTCAACCTGTCCGGCGGCGGCCCGGGCGGCCGGGACTGGCGGGACTTCCCGGCCGGGGCGTCGCTGGACGTGGAGGACTGGGAAGCCGAGGACCTGATCCGGATCGGGCTCGCCGTCGCCGGTCCGGAGGGGGGCGAGGGCGCTTCCGCCGCGCCCGAGCCCGAGGCGGAGGCCCCGGCCGCTGAGTCCGAGCCCGGGGCCGGGGCACCCGCCGAGCCGGCCGAGTATGAAGACGGCACGGGCGTCTCCCCGCTGGCCGAGGTGTCTGTGCTGGCCGAGACTTCCGGGACCGCGGCGGGGGCAACGGACCCAGAGCCAGAACCCCCGGCGCCCGCACCCGAGCCGGAGCCAGCGCCGCCGGAGCCGGAGCAGCTGCCGGACGAGGCGCCCGTGTCCCCGGAACCTCCCACCGATGGGAACAACCCGGAGCCGCCTCCGCTGGCCCCGGCGCCGCACCAGAACAAGCAAGCCTGGATCGACTGGGCGATCAGCCAGGGCGCCGATCCGGATACCGCTCACAACATGACCAAGGCCGACCTGATGTCCCGTTACGGTGGTCGGCTCTAGACTGTCCAATAAGAGGGATTGCCCGCGGCCTACGGGAGCCGGGCTCCGAGATAGGAGCCCATCATGGCTGACAGCACCCAGGTCCCCGGCTACGACCGGACCCTGGCCAACCGCGAGCCCCCGGGCCGGTCCGGTACCGGCAGCGGCGGCGACCTCGTCACCAGCGAGCCCGGCCAGTACCCGCCGGTCGCGCCGGGCGACACCACGATCTTCGGCGGGCCGCTGCCCACCGGGACCGGCGCGCCTGGCACCGCCGGAGGCGACTACGGCGGCCCCGACACCAGCCAGGCCGGCCAGCTGGGCGACAGCTTCACCGGGCTGTCCCGGGACGACATCACCGATACGGGCGCGCCCGGTACTGATGGCGCGGACATCCCGGCTGGGGCCGGCCCGGACACGGTGAAGTTCACCCGGCCCGGGTCCTACCTGTCCGGCAGCTACGCCCAGGACACGGTCCGCGGCAAGGTCGATGGCCCGGCCGAGTGGACCGAGGCCAACTCCGGCGGCTACGGGACAGACGGGCCGAAGCTGCCCGGGATGAAGGAACCGA